CTTCGTAATCGGTTTCGCAAAGGAGGTTGACAATGGACCCCCGCGAAGAATTGGCGGCGCTGCGTCGATTGGCTGAACTGGAAGCCAAAGCGGCGCGTACTGCCGTTCAGCCAACGCAACCCTCTCAACCGTCAGAAGTTCCGTTCGGGCGCCGCGCGATTGAGTTTGTGCGGCCTACGGTCGAGGCGCTGGGCGGCGTCGGCGGTGCGGCGCTAGGGACTCCGTTGGGTCCAGTAGGTGCTATCGGTGGTGCGGGGCTGGGCTACGGCGCCGCGAAGACGGGTTTGGACGTACTAGAGACGGCGCTCGGATACCGTCAAGGCCCACGCACCGCGCTTGAGGCAGTGGGGACCGGCGCCAAAGACGTTGCGGTTGGGTCCGTGATGGAAGGTATTGGCCGTGGCATCGTAGGCCCTGCCGTGGCCAAGGCTGGCGAGTACGTCAGCAAGATCAAGAACATCAAGCTCGACACCTACTTGCAGGCCCTTGACAACAAGGGCGACGACATCATCGCCGCGCTGCGCGGCAAGCCGTCTGCTGTGCCAGGCGCGGCGCCGACTGCCGGCGAGATAGCCGCGCCTGCGGGCAGTGTACGGTTCTCGGCGCTTCAGGCGCAAGCGTCAAAGGTGCCAGCAATGGCATCGGACTACGCCGCGATGGCCGCGCAGACCAACCAAGCTCGGCTGGCGCAGCAGGGGCGGGCAGACGCCAAGTTCCAAGCGGCCGCCGCCAAGGCTAAGGCTAAGATTGATCGTGGCCTGACCACCGTAAGCCAGCGCGAAACTGGCGAGACGTTGTTGGCTGCTGCTGAGGCTGAGAAGGAAGCCGTCAAGAAGCAGGTGGTTGAGCCGGCGTACACGAAAGCGTTTGCGGCGGCTGGTGACGACAAGATCGACGTCAGCAACGTCGTCAAAGAAGCCGAGTCGATTCTGAAGCGCAAACTGTCTACGTTTGATCCCAGCACTGCACCAGAAACGGTTGGCAAGCTGCTGTCACTGCAGCCGAAAGCCCCCGCCGCCAAGCCGGTTGGTGCTGGCGTCGTGTCGTCCAAACTGAAAGCCCCGACGCCTCCTGCCGAAGCGCCTGAAGTGACGTTGGCGCAGCTTGATGACGTGCGCAAAGCCATTAACGCCGACATCGCTGCTGCCGCGCGGTCAAGCGACCCGGCTGCGGCCACAACGCTGCGCAATTTGGGCAACCTGCACAAGTCAATTGACGAGGCGATAGAAGGCAGCGCCACGCTGTCCGATGAGGCCAAGGGCCTGTACCGCGAGGCGCTGAATACATACCGCACGCAGTACGCGCCTCGGTTCAAGACCGGCGTCAACGCCAACCTGTTCAAGCAGACGGCGCTCAACGAGCCCAAGCTGAACCCGGATGATGTCGTCAAGACGTATTTCCAGCCCAAGGGCGAGCGCGAGGCCCAGCAGTTTGTGACGATGTTCGGCAAGAACGCCGATGCGTTAAAGGTGGCGCGCTCGGGCATTGAAGACCTGTACCGCCGCGAAGTCACGGACGCTGCTGGCCGCGTGACCCCCGAAGCGCACGCCAAGTTTGTCAAGAAGTACGCAGACCCGCTGCGCATTCTTGACGACGCCGGAGTGAACGTCTCGCAGCGCCTTGACGTTGTTGCCAAGGATGCTGCGCGGCTGGCCAAGATCCAAGAACTTGCTGAAGCCAGTGGCAACAAACTTGCACCTGCGCTGCCGCCGGGCGCAAACGCGATGGCAGTGCAAAAGCGTATTGATGAGCTTACGCAAGGCTTGACGCCTCAGCAAAAGACGCACATCGGCGCTGTCAAGGAAGACCTGTTGCGAGAGGCCGAGTTTCAACGCCTTGTCCAAGCTGGCGCGCAATCTGAAGTTAAGGTCAAAGGGTTGGGTACGGAGACAGGCAAGCAGTTGGGCCTCCCACTACCCAATCCTTTGATAGTGGCGGTTACGCTTTTCAACAACGTCTACAAGCGGTTGGCGCTGCGGATGGACGATAAGATTGCGTTGGAGATTGCACGCGAACTTACCAGCCCTGCGATGGCTGCCGATTCAATTTCCAAGGCCATCCGTCTGCAGGCTGATCGCGCAGTAACTAACCAACTGCGCGGCCAACAGTATGGTCGTGCAGCAACAATAGGCGCTGGGGTCGAAATTGCCCCCCGAGCGGAACCGGCAAACTACAACGCCTTCACTCAACCTCAAAACGCCTTAGCACCATGAGCGACATCGACCCCGTGAAATTCGGTCTGCTGATCGGCCAGGTCAAGACGCTGGAAGACCAAGTGGCAGCGATGCAGAGTGACATCAAGGAGTTGCTGGCCTTGGCCAACAAGGGCAAGGGCGGCTTCTGGATGGGCATGACCATCGCGTCTGCGTTCGGCGGCGTTGTATCTTGGGTCGTGAGCCACTGGCCTGGCAAATGAACTTCGACACCGCGTTTGCGCTGCTGCTGGGGCATGAGGGTGACTTCAGCGACCACCCGGCAGACCCCGGAGGCAAGACCCGCTTCGGGGTGACCGAGGCGGTGGCTCGGGAGGTCGGCTACAAGGGCGACATGCGCGAGTTGCCGCTGGATCTGGCCAAGCGCATCTACCTTGAGCGGTACTGGAAGCCAGTGCGTGCTGACGATCTGCCGCCAGGCATCCGCTACGCCACGTTCGACGCCGCGGTGAACTCGGGCCCGCGTCAAGCCACGCTGTGGCTACAACGGGCGCTGGGCGTGGAAGCTGACGGGGTCATCGGCCCCAAGACGTTGGCCGCGGCGTATGCGCAGGACATGAACGCGCTGCGGTTGCGGGTGCTGGCGCAGAGGCTGCGCTTCATGACCGGCCTGACGAACTGGCCGGCCTTCTCACGCGGCTGGGCTCGCCGTATTGCTGACTTGATGGAGACTTGACATGACTGCAACCATGATCCAGGCGCTGGCGCGCCACATCCTCACCGCTCTTGCTGGCGGCTTCGCCGTGAAGTACGGCGTGGACGGCGGCACGATGGACGCCATCATTTCCGGGGCGTCGGCAGCGGCCGGTCTGGGCTGGTCTGTGTGGGACAAGCGGCAGAAGTGATCTGACGCAGCAGCGGGCCAGCGGTGTAGATCCACCGGTACTTGGTCCGCGTGGTCGGGTCGGCGCGCTTGGTGCGGGTGACCCAGCCTGCTTGCTCGGCATAGCGCAGGGATGCGCCCACGTTGTTGGGCTTCATGTCCCACTTAATGCCGACGTCGTGGGTTGTCAGCTCTTCTTCAGGGTTGCGGGCAAAGAACACCGCCACGTGGGTGACGATGCTCATGTGTTCTCCTTGATCCCATGCGCGGCCTCGACCGCTCGGGCGTATTCCCGGTGCTCCCAGTCTGCGCTCATTGGCTCACGCCATAGGCGGTCAAGCTCCTCGTCACTCAGGGGCTTGCGGCGGGGTGGGTGGGTGTAGAGGGCGCCCTTGACCATGCCCTGCATCTCCGGTTCGTCCGATGCGCACCAGAAATCGACATCGGCTTCGGTGCCGACAAGTTCCGTTTGCAACTCACCGTCCCGGGAGCATCCCCACGCCACCGGCTCCTGCTCCGGCTGCTCCAGCGCGGCTCGAAGGTTGATGGCGGCATGTCTTCCGACTTGGGATGCCACGGGCGGCGCCAGCGACTGCCAGCCGTTCAATTCCTCCAAAGCCTCCAGTGCCTGCTGGGCGGCGGTTCTCAGATCAGTCATGCTTCACTCCTTGCACCGTATTCGTGCCAATGCTTCTCACAGATCATGCCGAATGCCGTGCTGCCATCTCTTTCCCAGTACGCAGGCACACCGCCGTATTGCGACGGGCATCCACAGGACAGGGTGAACTTTGGCTTCTGCTCCAGCGCGGCGCGGAGGGCTGTGATGGCTTGCTCCATCGGGCCTTCGTAGTCAGCCAAGACAAACCCGTACTTGTTGATGTACTCCCACGCCTCCAGCGCCTGCTGGGCGGCTTCGCGTAGTGTGGTCATACCTTGTTCCTTTCTTGCCATTCAGGATCTGCACGCATCTGTGCGTATGCCTGCGCCATTCCTGCGCCGAACTTGCGGCCTGCTGCGTTGACCTTGTTGATCAGATCGTCCAGCACTTGCCGAGCGCGAATGTCTTCCAGCATCACCCGCAGCACGCGGTGCTTGTGTTTGGATTGGCGTTTCATTTCATCTCCTTTCCGATAGCTGCTGCGGCGCGGACGATGGCGCGGCGGGTGTCCGCGCAGGCGTCTTCGGTGCGATGGTGGATCGTCGGCGGGCAGATGCGGTTCTTGCGGTGGCGCACCACGACGTTCCCCCTAGCGCACATGACATCGACCTTCAACTGAACGGCTAGGCGCAACGCGTCACCGTCGTCCATCAGCGGGTTCCAAATTTTCCCTGTCCAGAGCCGGGAACCGGAGTTCTTCATCACGATTATTCCGGTCTGCCCTGCGAGGTGGCCGTACCCGCCATCAATCCCCGCAGCCTTCGCAGCGGCCTCAAGCAGTTCGCGGTCAGTCATACCAACACCCCCACCGCAAGCGCAATCGCACCAACAAGGACAACAACGCACAGCCCCAGCACCACCAGGGTGCCCAAGGATTCAGGGGCGTCATCAATGCCGATCTCAGTTGCCGCCTCGGCGGCTTCGGGGTAGCGGCCTTGTTGGTCAAGGCCTTTGGGTAGTTTCTTCATGCCGCACCCCCACCAAACACCAGCACCACAGCGCCAGCGCACGCCACCAATCCGATGGCGAAGATCAGAGCGTCGATGACCTCCAACTTCCAGAACTCTAGCCCGTAAAAATTGGACTCGTCCTGACCGATCTCAGTTGCCGCCTCAGCGGGAATGGGTTTGTCGTTCATACCCCCTCCTTAAAAACACGGTCGTACAACGCACGCGTAGGAGCGTGCTCCTGCTTCAGCATATGCAAAGCCTTCCACCCGTTCTTGTTGGTACGGAACATCATCAATGGATGTGCTGCCCTGCCAGAATCGACGTAGTAGACAAACGATTCACACGCCAGCTTCTCGCTCGCGCAGTCACTCTGCTTGGGGCATGAGTACCCGGCGCACGGCGACGCTGCAGCCGCTGCGAGGGCTTCGGTAAGGGCTCTGCTCATGCTGCCTCCCGTGCCAACGTGTAGCGCAGGCGCTCGATGCGAGCCTGGTGGTACGCCACCATAGCCTCGGCGTATTCGCGGGCGCTGTGGGCCTCCAGCAGGCTGCGGTGCGCCTGGTCCAACTCGTTCTGCATGAGTTCAGCGTGGCTGATGTTGCCGCACAGGCGGCGGATGTGGTCGCGGATCACTTGATTGCCTCCTTCAGAATTTCCATGCGTTCCCGCGCAGCGCGCAGGACGGTGTAGCGTTGATGCAGCCGCTCCAAGATAGTGACGCGGCGCAGCGTCTTGCGCTCCTGCTCCAGCAGGGCGCTAACCTCCTGCTCAGTCTTGCTTGACAGGTGCTCGTTGAGCCATCGCCAGTTCATGCTTCTTCTCCAGTGTGTTGATGGTGACCAGCACCCTATGCAGCCTGCGCTGCGCCATGTTGAACGCCTTAAGCGCGATCTTGTGCTCGGCCCGCGCTACCTTCAGCCGCTCCGCAAACTTGTTCATGCCGGCACCTCCACCCAGTCGGTGGCCAGCAGTTCGTCGATGTTCGGCAGCCACACAACGTCCTTGTTGCGATCAGGCATGTGAACAAAGAAGCCGTCTTGATTGAGGAAAGCGTAGGAGTCACTCCACAACGAACGGGTGACCTTGCGCCCGGCGATCATCACCTCCAGCGCGTGCGAGAAATTGATGTGTCCGGTTTCCGGGTTGTATCTCACTTGAGTGCCTCCAAGGCCAGTTGGGAAAGGGATTGCTTGTCGTGCAGCGCCGCCCAGATCTTCTGGTCCACGGTGTCTGCAGTCAGCAGGACGTAGTTCCACACGTCACGCGTTTGGCCGCTGCGGTGCAGCCGCCCGATGGTCTGCTCATACAACTCCAGCGACCACGGCAGCGACAGCCAGATCATGTGACAGCCGCCGTGCTGCAGGTTCAGCCCGTGCCCGGCGCTCTTGGGGTGGATGGCCAGCAGCCGCACTTGGCCGGCGTTCCAACCCTTGATGACGTCCCACTTTTCGTCCATCGCCGCCAGCGTGGGGTAACGCCTGCGCAATTCGTTCAACTCCTCGACGTAGTTATAGACGACGATGGTGTTGGCGTGCTGGTTCTCCGACAGGATGTCGTCCAGCGCGTCGAACTTGTGCGGCGACATCCAGCGCGCACCAAAGTCGGTGTACAGGAACCCGCTGGACATCTGCTGCAGTTTCTGCGTGACCACCGCGGCGTTCTGCGCGATGGTCGTCTCGTTGCCGAACTGCAGCACGAAGTCTTTCTTCATCTTCTTGTAGTCGTCCATCGCCATGCTGCAGGGCATCTCCACCGTGTGCAGCGGGGGCAGCTTGTCCTTGTACTCGCCAGGCTCCAGCACATAGGTGGCCGGCTTGATGCGCTGCATCACGGCGGGCAGCGAGCCGGGCCGGGGCTCCCACTCGGTGTGCGTGCCGCGGTTGTTCTGGTAGAAGTACTGCTGCATGAACGCGCCCTTGCTGCGGCCCAGCAGGCTCTGGTCGATCACCTTGCACTGCCCAAACACATCCTCCAGCCCGTTGCTGGTGAACGAGCCGGTCAGGCCCCAGCGGATCTCGACGGACTTGATGACCTTCTCAAAAGCCTTGAAGCGTTTGCCGCTGGGGTTCTTCAGCCGCGTGAGTTCGTCGAACACCACCGCGTCGAACTGCACGTCCTGCTCGGCCAGCCACTGCAGGTTGTCGTAGTTGGTGACGATGACGTCAGCGTCACTGTCAAGTGCTGCTTTACGCTGGGCGGGCGTGCCGACCGCCACCCGCACGCGCAATGATGGCGCCCACTTCTTCGCCTCGACCGGCCAGACCGAGGTGGCCACCCGCAGCGGCGCGACGACGAGGAAGCGGGTGCCTTCGTCCTTCACCAGATCGCGCATGGCCGTCAGCGTGATCGCTGTTTTGCCAGCGCCCACTGGCGCGAGGATCATCGCCCGGTCGTGCTCGTAGAGGAAGTCGGCGGCTTCCTCTTGATAGGGTCTAAGAGTGATGCTCATTGAACGCTCGCGTAGGTTCGCCGTGAACGGATGTGACATACGCCAGCCAGTTGTCCACGTCGCCAGCGCCATACAGGCAGGCGTAGTTGCAGCCCAGCGCCTGCACATCGCGCTTGAACATCTCCTGCAACTGCTGCAGGGTGCCGTTGTCGGTCTTGACTTCCACGAACCACACGCGCCCACCAGGCAGCACGACCAGACGGTCGGCCACACCACGGTGAGCGGGCGACACGAACTTGTACGCTTTGCCGCCGAGGGCTTCTACGCCCTTGACCAGCCTGCGTTCGACATCTTTCTCAAGCATCGGCTTCTCCGAAATTTTGTGTTTGGCCATGTCCGTAACTTTACAGCGGCAAAAAGTCTTGTGCAAGTCTTTTTTGTCGGCTACACTGCGGTCCTCATCACTTCACTGGAGTTCAATCATGGAAGACAAAAGCGGGCCGGCGTTTCCGTCAACACACATGCACGGCCAAGAAGAAGGCATGGCCCTACGCGATTACTTCGCGGCCAAGGCGATGCAATCAATAATCCAAGCGAGGACTACGGTAAACGAGGAATCTGAGACCTCTTTTGCTACGGTGGTCGATTGCGGTCTTGGACACCCCATATATGAAGGGGTTACGTGGGCTGACGATGTTGCCGGGGACGCTTACTTCATGGCCGACGCCATGCTGAAAGCGAGGAACGAGTGATGCAACACAGTAAAGTAGTCGGCGGGTCCACCGCCAAGCGCGTCATAAACTGCCCAGGCAGCGTGGCGCTGGTCGCCAAGATGCCGCCGCAGGCATCGTCCAAGTATGCCGAGGAGGGCACGCTCCTGCACGGCTGCATGGAAGACCTGCTGGCCGACGGCGAGCTGGGTGACATCATCGCCAAGCACAACCTGTCGCCCGAGCAGGCCGAGAAGCTGCAGTTCTGCATTGACGCGCTCGACCAGATCGACCCCGAGCAGAAGATGCAGTTCGTCCAAGAGGTCGAGGTCGAGTTTGAGGGCGTCAAGGCGCTGGACGGCGTGTTCGGCAACGCTGACCTAATTGGCCGCATCGGCGACCGCGCTGTGGTGCTGGACTGGAAGTTCGGCGACGGCGTGATGGTTGAGGCCGAGGAAAGCGAGCAGGGGCTCTTTTACGCGGCTGCGGCTCTCAAGACCAGCAAGGTGCAGTGGGCGTTCGACGGCGCCGAAGAGATTGAGATCGTCATCGTGCAGCCGCCCCATGTGCGCCGCTGGGTGACGACCTGGAAACGCATTGATCAGTTCGAGCGTGATCTGGTCGCCGCAGTCAAGTTGGCGCAGCGACCCGACGCCCCCATCGTGATCGGTGACCACTGTCGGTGGTGTACCGCCAAGCCGATCTGCCCGCAAGTCAGCGGTGCGGTGGACCGCGTGACCCACACGGCGTTGGCCACGGTAGACCCCGAGGCGCTGGGCCAGGCGCTGGCGCTGGCCGAGCGGCTGGAGGACTTCATCGCTGACGCTCGCAAGCTGGCGCAGGAGCGGCTGGAGAAGGGCATGCCCGTGCCAGGCTATAAACTGGTGCCCAAGCGGGCGACCCGTCAGTGGGCTGATGAGAAGGGGATGCACGTCCTGTGGCTGAACGCCGGCATCTGCCCTACCAAGTACCAAGAGATCAAATTGCGCAGTCCTGCTCAGATGGAGAAGGTCTGCAAGGAGCAAGGCGTCACGTTTCCGGCCAATCAGGTCGTGAGCGTCTCGTCCGGCAACACCCTCGCACCGGAGAGCGATCCCCGGCCCGCGGCGGTGCTCATCGGGCAGCAACTCGTTGCGGCCCTTTCTAAACTGAAGTGAAAGGTTCAATCGTGTCCAATATCGTTGCGTTCTCTCAAGCCGGTCTGCCGGCAGTTTCTTCCCTCTCCACGGCCCTCCGTTCCATCGCACCTGACGTGGGCTCTGCCACCGTCATCGTGAAGATGGACAAGACCGGCCACTGGGTGTTCGGCGCGGACCAGACCGAGGTGGAAGACGGTTCCTTGTGGGCCGTCAATCCGTTCTCGTTCGTCCACGGCTTCATCGCGTGGGGTGAGGGTGAGGTGCTGGGTGAGAAGATGGTCGGCATCACCCAGCCGCTGCCCGAACTCGACGTGGCGCCCCCCGGCGCCAAGCGGGGTTGGGAGGCACAGGTCGGGTTCTCTCTGAAGTGCATCAGCGGCGAAGACGCCGGCATGGAGGCGCGGTATACCGTGACTTCTGTCGGCGGCAAGCGCGCAGTGCAGACGCTGGCGGTCGAGATCGCCACGCAAGTGGAGAAGGACCAGACCAAGCCGGTGCCGGTGATCGTTCTCGGGAAGGATCACTACCAGCACAAGAGCTACGGGCGCGTTTACACGCCCGAGTTCAAGGTGCAGCACTGGGTCGGCATGGACGGCGCGGCTGACGAAGCCACCGAGCCTGCCGAGGAGCCCGCCGCCGAGCCGGCACCGACTGGCCGTCGTCGTCGCGCGGCCTGAGAGTAGGGGGCGGGGGCTACGGCCCCCGTTCTTTTTTATGCCCATCTGGATTGACTTCGAAACCCGCAGCGCCTGCGACCTCACGGTGGCAGGGGCTTACAACTACGCGCAAGACGCGAGCACAGAAGTGCTGTGCATGGCGTATGCGCATGACGATGATGAGGTGCAAATTTGGCAACCGAGCCAAGAATTTCCAAAATCAGTTCGGCAGGCCGTGCTACGTGGTGAGCGCGTCTATGCCCACAACGCGGCGTTCGAACGGCTGATCTGGACGTATGTGCTGTGGTCAGACCACAACGCGCCCGTGCCGTCGCTGGAGCAGTTCTATTGCACCGCAGCGCAGGCCCGGGCCAACTGCGCGCCTGGCAGTCTGGAGGATGTGGGGCGGTTTGCGGGCGCCAGTATGCGCAAGGATCACAAGGGCGCTGCGCTGGTGCGCAAGTGCTGCATCCCGCCGTTCAAGCACACCGAGCAAGACCTGGCCGACCTGTTCGACTACTGCGCTCAGGACGTCCGTGCGATGCGGGCCATCAGCAAGGCCCTGCGCCCGCTGTCTGCCGAGGAACTGGCCGACTACTGGACAAACGAGCGGATCAACGACCGTGGCGTGCTGGTGGACGTCGAGTTGTCCAAGGCCGCGCAGACCTACGCGGTGGAGGAACTGGACGCCATCCAGCAGGAGGTGCGCGAGGTGACGGACGGCGAGATCACATCGGTGCGCAGCCCGCGCATGCGCGAGTGGGTGTGGGCGCGGGTCGGCCCCGAGGCGCGCCGCTTGATGACGGTCCACAAAGACGGCGAAGAAAAGCAGTCCATCGACAAAACCGTCCGTGCCGCGCTGCTGATACTAGCAGAGGAAAACCCTGATGAAGTACCCCCTGACGCGGCGACCGTTATCCAGTGCGCAGACGACCTCTGGGCCTCGTCGGTCGCCAAATTTGTCCGTATGGCCGCGCTTGCGGATGTCGAAGATCACCGTGTGCGTGGCGCGTTCGTGTTCGCTGGCGGTGCTGCCACGGGCCGGGCGTCCAGCTACGGCCTGCAAGTCCACAATTTCGCCCGCAAGGTCGCCAAAGATCCGCAGGCCGTCCGTCATGCGATGTGCCGCGGACATCAAATCGTGCCTGCGTTCGGCAAGCGCGTCACCGACGTCCTGAAGGGGGTGCTGCGGCCCGCGCTGATCCCGGCAGCGGGTAAACAGTTCGTCGTCGCTGACTGGTCGGCCATCGAAGGCCGCGTGAACCCGTGGCTGGCCGCAACGCCTGCGGGCGACGCCAAGCTGGAGGCGTTCCGTCGCGGGCTGGACGCCTACATCGTCAACGCGGCCGCGACGTTCAACACTTCGTATGACGCCATCCTGGCCGGTCACGAGGCCGACGACGCTGCGGCCACCGGGCAGCGCCAGATCGGCAAGGTGCAGGAACTCGCCTGCGGGTTCGGAGGCGGCGTGGGCGCGTTCGCTGCGATGGGGCGGGTGTACAACGTGAACCTGCCCGAGCATGAGGCCAAGCGCATGGTGGGCGCCTGGCGCAAGGCGAACCCGTGGGCGCCGCTGTTCTGGAGCGACCTTGAGCGGGCCTACATGGGTGCGATGCGCCGCAAGAGTCAGGCGGTGCCGGCAGGGCGAGTGTCCTACTTGTTCGATGGGGCTCACCTCTGGTACGCGCTGCCGAGTGGGCGCATACTGTGCTACCCCCACGCACGACTTGACGCCGATGGCATCAGCTACGCCAAAGCCTCTTGGAAACCCGCCGCTGACGCCAAGGAGTGGCCTCGCGCGCGCCTGTGGCCGGGTCTGGCATGCGAGAACGTCACGCAAGCCGCGGCGCATGACATCCTGCGCCATGCGCTGCGTGAACTTGAGCGCGAGGGCGAGGATGTGGTCCTGCACGTCCACGACGAAATTGTCTGCGAGACGAGCGATTCCGCGCGAACAACCGAACTGATGAAGCGGGTGATGACCAACCCGCCAGCATGGGCGGCGGGTCTGCCGCTGGGCATCGGCATCAAAACAATGGAGAGATACGGCAAATGACATCGCAAGAATTCATTGAGTACTTGTCCGCGCTCGCGCCTTCTGGCGAGACGGCCCTGATCGTGCGGCAGACGCCGCGCCTGGTGAACGGGGAAATGCAGTTTCACGCAAACGGCGCGATCAAAGCAAGCTGGCCGGCGTACCTGCCCACCCGGCGGATCAAGCAGGGCGAAGCGTGGTTCGGCAATACGGCCAGCTTCATCGTCGACCGCTTCATTGAGGGCAAACCCAGCGCCAGCGCGGCGAACTGCGAGTATGTGCTGGTGATGATGCTGGACGACGTGGGCACCAAGAGCAAGACGCCGCCGCTCGCCCCGACCTGGATCATGGAGACGTCAGCGGGTAACTACCAATGGGGCTACGTCTTCAGCGACCAGCCCACCAAGCTGGAGTTCGCTGGCGCCATCAACGCGATTGCCGCTGCGGGCTACACCGACGCGGGGGCCTGCAACCCGGTCAGAAACTTCCGACTGCCTGGCTCGGTCAACTTCAAGCCCGGCAAGGATGCGTTTGTCTCGCGCCTGGTGGAGTGGGACCGCTCGCGCGAGTACACGCTGGCCGAGGTCTGCGCCGGCCTGGGCGTCACGCCCGAGGTGGTGGAGTCGTTGGGGCCGCGCCCGGTGCGCCTGTCCGACGATGGGGCCGATGACGTGGCGACATGGTTGTCCGAGCAGGGGCTGGTGCTCAGTAGGCCGAACACCGAGGGGTGGATGGGGGTCGTGTGCCCCAACGCCGAGGCGCACACCGACGGGAACCCCGAGGGCCGTTACCTGCCCAGTGGGCGGGCGTTCTGCTGTTTGCACTCGCATTGCATTGATCTGGACAGCGCTTGGTTCCTTGAGTGGGTGGCCGAGCGTGGCGGGCCGCGCCACACGCCTGGCCTGCGGGACGAACTCCTGCAGCAGGCGATGCTGCAGACCATCGGGCGGCTGACCCCCACGCCTGAACTGGCCGGTGCGGTGGCCGAGGTGATGGCCGAGGTGGACCGGGCCGAGGCCGCGCGCACCGACAAGGCCGACTGGTGGTCCCGGTTTGCGTACGTGGTGTCAGATGATGCCTACTTCGACATGCGCGAGCGGCGGCAGTTCACGCGGACGAACTTCAACGCGCTGTTCCGCCATGTGTCGTGTCGATCGATCCACGGCAAGAACCCCAAAATCGAAGCGTCGATCTGCTTTGACGAGCACCGGCAAACGAAGGGCGGGCGCGTGTTGGACGGTATCGCGTACAGCGCGGGCGATGACGTGCTGGTGGCCCGTGCCGGTGGCGTGTACGGCAACAAGTGGCGCGATGGCCGGCCGGCGGTCGCTGGGGGCGCCTCGGACGCCGCGGTGCGCCAGTGGCTTGAGCACGCCGAGCGGATGATCCCTGACGCCGCCGAACGTGAGCATGTCTTGAACATCATGGCGTTCAAGGTTCAGCATCCCAGCATCAAGATCAATCACGGCGTGCTGCACGCCGGCCGGCCTGGCAGCGGTAAGGATTCGCTTTGGGCACCGTTCCTGTGGGCGGTGGGTGGCGAGGGGAAGACGAACGTCGCAACCGTCAGAAACGAGGAGATCAATTCCCAGTGGGGGTATGCGTTCGAGTCCGAGGTGCTGGTGCTGAACGAACTGCGCCAGCCCGAGGCGTCCGACCGCCGCGCGCTGGAGAACCGACTCAAGCCCCTGCTCGCTGCGCCGCCTGAACTGATCTCGATCCAGCGTAAGGGACTACACCCCTATGACGCCGCGAACAGGCTCTTGGTCTTGGCGTTTTCGAACGAGCGCGCCGCCATCTCACTGCCCAGCGATGATCGGCGCTGGTTCGTGCTCTGGTCTGAGGCCGGCATCATGCCCCCTGACGTTGCCGCGCGACTGTGGGCCTGGTACGCGGGCGGTGGCCTGGCGTCGGTGGCGGCCTGGCTGCAGGCCCGTGACGTGTCCACGTTCCAGCCTGGTGCCGCGCCGCCCATGACCGAGGCGAAGGCCATCATGTTGCAGGCCGGGCTCTCGGGTTCTGAGGCGTGGCTAGTCGAACAGATGACTCACCGCGTGGGCCTGTTCGCCCGTGGCGTGGTGGGCGGGCCTTGGCAGGGCTTCCTGGAGGGCCTGCAGGCCCGCGCGCCAGCACATATCAAGCTGGTGGTGCCTGCCCTACTGCACGCCTTCCGTGAGGCCGGCTGGGAAGATATGGGGCGGGTCTATTCGGTCGAACACCCGACGAAGAAACACGTTTTCCGCGCGCCTGACTGGACCGGGAGCAAGAGCGAGGCGCGCCGCCTGGTGGACCTGCCCGAGCCCAGCGCGGCTGACATCATCGCCCGCGTGAAGGGGTGAAAGAAAAGCCCGCCGGGCTTGTGGCTTGGCGGGCTTGAAGACCCCGGGAGGGGCGTCAGGAGAAAGTTGGCAGGCCCGACTATAAGTCAAGGATGATGATCAGTCCAGCGGCCAGCAAAAGGGCCAAGCCGGCCCAGATCACAGTGACCCCCACTGGTCAGCCATTGCCGCCGCGATGCCGGGATATGTGGCGCTCCTGATCTTCCATCTGTCAGGCGAGGGGCTCAGGCGGTTCTGCCCGCTATCGGTTTGATTCCCCCAGCGTTTGCGCCCGCCGATGATGCGCGGCTCGACCATCTGCGTGGGCCGCAGCAACGGGAGCCCCTGCAGCCAGAGACACGTTTTCTTGCTGGCGTCGTGGCCAAATTGGTAGGGCGTGATGATCTGGTCGGGCTTGCGGATGCGGCTGCTGATGACCGATACCGGGTTCTCTACCGCAATGCGTGGCACTGGCGCGCACATCAGCATGCGAACGAACTCCAGCGCATCCTCGGTCAGTTGCGGGTCGCGCAGGCCCCGTTTCGTCCAATGCATCCCACTGACCGACAGATAGGTGCAGGGCGGGTGGGCGATCATCAAATCCCATCCGTCGCTGATGATGTCTTGCACCGGGCCTTGGTAATGCGGCCCCGGGGCATCAGTCGGCAGGAGGTCACACGACACGGCGTCATGCCCCCGGCGTCGGAAGGCGTCCCGTACCGTGCCGCTGTACTCGCATGCGACTAATACTCTCACGGGCGCCCCCATGGGCCGTAGGATCGCGTGTCGTCCGTCACGCAAGGGTTGAATACGTCATCGCAGTCAATACCCAGCGAATCGCACTCCTCGCGCAGGAAGCCCTCGCACATATCGCGCAAGTATTCCTCGGTGGCGTCTGGCATGTCTTCCAGCAAGTTGTAACCAACAATGTCTTCGTAGAGCTTGCCCAATTCCTCGCGGGTTTCTGCAAGCTCTATGCGTTCCGCATACTCGCGCAATCGGGCAAGCTGGCCGGCAGGGTATCCCTCCCGGCGTTCGTCGTCCAGCTCTTCGCGGGTGAGGGGCCGGTCAGGATCAAGGCAGGGCATAGCGGGTCCGTACATGTTGCGATCCTTTCAAAACAGCGCCGGAGTGTCCGGCAGGGGTTGACGCGGCGCCACTGGCGCGCGCACGGGCTTGGGGTCCGGGGCGTGGCCTGGCGCCGGTAGCGTGATGGGGAACGGCCACGGGCGGGGCCGTGGTGGGCTTAGGGGCGCGCCGTGGTGCATAGGGTTGGATCGGGACATGGTGCGCACCTCAATAGGTTTTGTATTTGACAGTGGCGCCGTCAATCCGCAGGGTGATCCGGCGGATATCATTTCCGGGTTGATGGCATGCCGACCAGTCGGCGTCAGCGTATGCGGTAGTCGCGGCATCAATCGTCGGAAACGTTTCCGTAATGCTCTGTCGCTTGTAGTCTATGGTGAGTGTGATCATGGTCTTCATTGTTCGTTTTCCTCATATTGAAAGACATCTACGAGACGGATTCCGGGCCCGTACTTTTCTGCCATGGCCTGCGTGATTTCCGCGACGGCATCATCCCGGGATGATCCTTGAGAGGTCATACCCTTCCGCTCCCAAATACCGAAAGCGTTTTTCGGTGCGATTTCAAAGCATACAAACCAAAGCATGATCAACCCCTTTTCAAGTGTGCAAGGGCTTGCGCCCGGGAATCGAATCGTCCAGATATCGGGGTCTGGTGCGGACCCCGAACGATGAACCACCCGCCGAGAATGCGGGAATGAATGATGCGAATCATGGTGTACCCTTCGAAAGTTAAGCCTCAATCCGATCGATGATTTCCCCGGGCTTGAGGATTTCCCGATCGATGATTCGATCCCGACAATCATTGGCATCGATGCCAATAAAGGGGAAAAAAAACCGAACACCCGTAGCAGTGTCAATGCAATAAACCCAAAATTTCCTCATGGTGTACCTCTCAGATAGAACGAATTGAAATGACTCGCTTTTCATGCCCGGCAGCATGATCGGCGATGACGATGGAACGGGCTTGCTTTGACGTGCCGGCGCACAGCATGCAATCAGAACACTGCGCCTTGCGGCCACCCTCGACGCTGGCAGGGCACGTGACCTCAAGGGGCTGTTTGTCCACGCCGATGGAAACGCGGAAGTAGCGCATGCCCATGGCGGTAGCTTGACGGGCTTCGTCGGCGGTATCAGCGGATGCCATCACCAGTGGCGACCATGCGCGCGCGTCGAACCCGTGAGCTTGCCATTGGTGGGTGTACCCAACATGGCCGGCGGATAGGCTCACCAGTAGTTGCCACAGCGCTACCGGAGCGGCCGCGGGGTCACCGTACGTGCCAAGCCTAAGCTTGCGACCCTGCAGCACGGCGCGCACTTGGTCAACCGATGATGCGCGCGCATAGGACCCGCGACGGTATGCCCGATAGACTGAGAGCACGGATTCCCCAACGCGAACGTAACAAGGGGCATCACCAGTAGCGCGCGCGAGCATTGGACGATGCGGGCACAGACCGCATACGCTGGCATCGTCACCAGTCTTCAACGCAGTGTGAGGCTCGACGTCCGACCGGATGATGAACGACTGCACCAGATTCCCTGTCTTTGCGTTTTCGCTCGAGTCGGCGAGCCCGGTTAGAACGACGATGATGGGTTTCCCGTCAATCACGCTGGGACCGTCATACACGATCAGGCTGTTGGTGTTTGTCATGGTGTACCTCAGTGGATTGGATTGGACTGCGATGCGTGGCGCATCCCATAGGCGCCCGATGGGGGCGCCTAGGCGGATGGGTCAGGCGTGGCGCTCAGCGATTGAGCCCCAGTCAGTCACGCGATAGTTACCGCGAAACCGGACGATTGTGGGCGCGTAGGTGTCGCCGGCATTGAGGTAATCCACATAAGCGCCGTTACGGGTTCGGAAAGACTCCACGCCATAGCTGCCCAGCGCAGCATCAAGGCACGTCAGGCGTAAATCTGACGTGGAGGGCGCGTGATAGCACTCGCGTATACGCGCAGCGCCTGCCGGCAACGTTTCAAGCTCGCTTCGCTTCATGGTCAGGATGCGCTTGAGTTCGCGCGCTTTATCGGCGTCGCCCGCGGTGAGGGTTGACAGGGTTTTGATGCTAGGCGTGATCATGATGAGTGCTCCGTCAGATGAAAGCAGCGAGCAAAAGCCCGAGGGCTGCGCCGTAGGCGCATGCAAAGATGATGTCAATGGGACGGGTGCGCATGGTGTAGTGCTCCGGGTTGATGCGCGGCCCGTAGGCCGCGCGGGTTGACGTTAGACGATGAACTCGGGCGACTTGTTCCACCCGTATGCGATGGCAAGAGACAACATTTCGGTCTTGGCCTTGTTGCGCATGCTGGCGCGATAGAGAGCCGACAGGGCACGGGCGGCGTAATCTGCGCCCAGGTGCGCGGAGTAGTTGATGATGCGGGAGACTTCGCGTTGTTCTGACTTGTTCATGTTAGGTCACCTAGGTTACGCGCGGGGATCGCGCGACAGGTGTTAATGTACGGGATTGTCGTTCACCCAGTAAAGTGTAGGGGCTTTGCCAATCGTATGATGATTGCCAGGACATCCCGTTACCTAAGTTGGGGCAAGGGGATTAGGCGATGCGACACCATCATCTTAGCCTTGCCACTAGCCCACAGTCTATGCGCGGTTGCGCGACTCATCTTCTAGGGGGCTATGCTTTATAGGTAGTCTAATCATTAACTGTCAATCAAAAGAAGATATATAAGTATATAAGCATATACTGATATATGGGCATGGCGGCGCACGCGTCCGGCGCGGCTTCGATATGCTATGCCCAAAGCGCCTAGCATGACCTAGCCCCATCAAGCCACGTTCGCGCAGCTGCGCACCCTCAAGGCCACATAGGCGCATGGCATGACATGGCATAGGTTGCCTATCGCCAAGTGGCCTTGTCTCCCAGGGCAGCAGCCCCGATAGGCGATGCCTAGAGCGCCTAGCTGGCGGGAGACGGCAGCGTGCTGATCGTCAGCGTGCTGATCGTCAGCGTGCTGAGAGGGGGGAGGGGAGGGCCGGCGACCTGAGCGGTCAAAAACGAAGGGCTTAGAAACGGTTTTATTTTTTTTTTATTTTTTGGGGCCACAAGCAAAAATTATTTTTGCAGACACAAACGGAAAAGGCTTACGCTATACTAAGACCGCCATGTTCAAGTCGCTCCCGCTGACCATCCGCGAAGTCAAGGCCACGGAGGCCGTGCTGAACCGCGTGTATGACGCGGCGAAACGGGGGCTGAAGGGCGACAACCTGGCGTTAGCGGCGGGGTTGTTGCCGAGCGAGTACCGGCGCTTGCGCGAACTGGACCCGATTGCGGAGTTGGCCGAACAGAAAGGCCGCGCGGATAGCGAACTTGCCATGTCCGCGGTGGTGCATGAGGCGGCGATGA